CACGCATCGTAGGCATCTTGCTCAACTGAGAACTTCCACGCCGCTATCTTTACTTCGGGGTCATCCTTAAGGTTCCCAGAAGTTCCCAAAGGTTCCTTTTGGTCACCCGATATGAGGCGGTCAAGCGTATCTACCTCGGACTGTGTGAATCCCGTGCCATCCAACTCAGGGAGCGCTTGCAAGAGGCTTTTGAGAAGTGGCTCGTTATATCCAGCAAGGTCGGTCAGGCGATTATCGGCTAGAACAATCTTCTTGGCTGTGTCGTCATCTACATCAACTAGAACTGCTTTTATCTTTTTCCAACCCAGTTTCTTAGCCGCTTTAAGAGTGTGATTACCCGCGAGTACAAACTTGGTACTTGCTTGAACCACGATAGGGCGATATTGACCGTGAGCAGTAAGCGATGATGCAATGGCATCTGTATCTCCTCGTCTCGGGTTTGTCGGGTACGCGGTTAGCGAACTGATTGAAACGCTTTGGATATTGCCAGTTTGGATATTGGCTTTCATAGGATTACAACGCTGGCTTGGCTGGGCGACCTCTACGGCGTATTAAGTTTCCTGCTTCGTCATAAACTGGCGCTCGGTCAATATCGTTGCGGATAATTTTGTAAATCAACTGCTCGGAAACTCCCATTGCATCTGCAATCTCACGATATGTGATGCGCTGTTTACGCAGTCGCAAAATCAACTGCTTACGGCGCTTACCTAAATCAGAAATCTGATTCTGGTGTTCTCGCATTGCGTTTGTAAGCAAGCGAACTTCATCTAAACCACGACCATCTAATTGTTCTGCTGTCTGTGTATCACTCATTATTTCTCTCCTTCGAAGATTTGTTCCCAATTGATGTCGTCATTGCTTGGATGAAACACCCTTTTATTCTGCCTAATCGCCTCTAACTCTGCGCTCATTACTGCTTTTTGATAAGCAAGTGCGTAAGCGATGAAGATAGGTGCGAATAATACAAGAGTAGTAAATAATCCTACTACCGTCAAAATTAAGTTCCAGTTCATACTTTCCTCTCTTTCTTTGCCCCTCTGATGTATAGAACCAATGAGTTCCTATCGTTTTGAGGAGGTAGGAATATCAGAGACTTCATAAACTTAGATGAGTCATCTGGTAAAACACCTGCATCAACGATTCCGTCAATTGCCGCTTTTACCGCTGGGTTACACGCTCCTACATCTTGCAGGCGACCCCCTTTTTGGTGAGGTTCAACTGTAACTGAAATCCACTCCATCTCGGGCATCTTTTCTGACTTAGCCAAAATGTGAAACGCGGTACGCCAAGTCTTAACCAACTCAGCCCGTTGCCATCTGTTGCCAGCGCGCTCACCGTTGGTTGTCCAAGGGCGCTGCGCCAACTCAAGGCGATAGACGAGTTGTTCGTGTTCATCGGTTCTGCATAGGCAATCCATGTCTTAAAGATAAGGCTCACCTGAACTCCTGTCGAATTCCCATTTCTCACCATCATTGAAGATTTTCCACGCTTTCCCGTTATCGTCAATGAATGGAACCTCCTCAGCCGACTCAACTTTGGTCAGCAAGAATCCTCGCTCCCTAGCCTTGTCTCGATAAGACTCAACCCAGCCGTGGCATCCAGTAACTCCAGAACCACAGAGAAGAATCAAGTTGGCGGGTAGGTGTAACTGCTCATTGCGTGAGCCACCCATTCCCCTTGGAACCCTGTGATGAACTGACCAACCAAACATATCCTCTAG